CAAAGCATTATTATTATCAACTGAAGTTTGATTATGTCCAATTACAAATATTTGGTCTGTAGCACTATTATTAGAATCAATATTAATTCTTAATGAGTTTGGAGTATTAAGAGCAAAGTTATGGCTTGTTCCAGTATTAATAACACCATTTGTTGTTAACGCACCTGTCATCGTTCCACCAGCTTTCGGTAAAGCTGCATTAGCTGTAGTATTCCCAGTTACTCCTGTTGCTATATCTGTATTGATTGAATTTGCTAACTTATCTGCGGTTACACTATCATCAGCAACATATAAAGTAGTAATAGCATTTGTTGCTATTTCACGAGCTGTAATTGAGTTTTCAGCAATCTTTACGCCAGTTATTGCATTATCTGGTATATAGTCTGAATGTATTGTTGTTCTTGTCATTATTTATTCTCCAGTTTAGCTTTTAGTTCATCTACTTGCCCAGAAAGTTCCTGTACTGCTTTTACTAATACTGCTGTTAAGTTGTCAGTAGTCATTTTTAATTTTTCTTCTTCTTCGTCATCAATAATAACAGGATTTTTACCTTCAACCTCTAAAACTTCTTGCGCTAACAATCCATATTTAGTTCTGCCTACAGGATTTTTATCTTCCCTGTTGTCTGTAAATTTATAAGATACTGGCCTTAGTTCTTTTACTAAATCTAACCCTACAGGTATATTTTCTATTTCAGTTTTGTCTCTAGCATCAGATACTACTGTCCAAGCAACTTGAATATAAGCATTTGTGGTATTTGAATAACCAACAACAACTCTGTTGCTTTGTGTGGTTAAAGTAAAATGACTTTGTGCGTGTCCTGCCCTGTAACCTAAACAAGTATTATAACTTCCAGTTGTTGCACTTTTTGCAGATTCTAATCCTATACTTGTATTATACAAACCTGTAGTAAGTCCAACAGATGAATGATAACCGACAGCAGCATTTTGTTGTCCTGACGTACAATTACCTAATGCACCAACTCCCATTGCAGTATTATAAGGTCCAGTACTGGTTGTCAAAGCATCTGCTCCAACAGCAGTACTATATGAAGATGTTGTATTTGCGTCTAAAGCACTTCTACCGACTGCTGTATTTTTAGTACCTGTAGTATTTAATACTAAAGCATTTACACCAACTGCTGTATTGTCATCTGCTGTCGTATTTTGGTTCAAAGCACCCGAACCTACAGCAACATTGTAATCGCCTGTTGAGTTTGTTGTTAATGTTACATTACCTAGACCTGTGTTTCCTGCTCCAGTTGTATTTGCTCTTAAAGCCTGATAACCAACAGCAGTATTATAGTCTGCTGTACTATTATTAAGTAAAGCAGCCATACCAATTGCAACATTTTTTTCACCAGTTGTATTGTTAGCAAAAGTAGATAGGCTTGTAGAATCATTACCACCGATAGCAACATTATATTGACCAGTTGTATTACTGCTTAATACATTGTAGCCAAGTGCTGTATTATTAACTCCAGTTGTATTTGCTCCTAAAGCATTAAAACCCATAGCAGTATTATTACTTGCAGTCGTATTAGCATCTAATGCTCCACTTCCATAACCACAATTATAACTTCCAGTAGTATTTGCACCTAATGCACCAACTCCACTTGCAGTATTTTCTGTACCTGTAGTATTTAACCTTAAAGCGTAAAAACCCACCCCAGTATTATAAGCACCTGTAGTATTTGTTGTTAATGCGTCAAATCCTATTGCTGTTCCATAATTAGCTGTAGTATTAGCATCTAAAGCATTTGCTCCAACTGCAACATTTGCAGTACCTGTAGTGTTTTCTAATAAACAATTATTGCCAACTGCTGTATTTTCTGAAGCTGTCGTGTTGGCATCTAATGCTCTTTTTCCAATAGCTACATTATTTGAACCTGTTGTATTTGCTCGTAAAGCATTCCAACCCACAGCAACAAGTTGTGCTCCTGTTGTATTTGTTGATGCCGTATTATAACCTACCGCTGTGTTGTTATTTGCTGTGGTGTTTGATATTAAAGATGAATTACCTACTGCGATGTTTTGAGCACCTGTAGTGTTTGCTCCTAAAGAATCAACACCAATTGCTGTGTTGTAAGAAGCCGTTGTATTAACATCAAGAGCATTTTTACCTATGGCTATATTATAAGTACCAGTAGTAATACCATTTAAAGCAGTATCACCAATTGCTGTATTATAAGTACCTGTTGTAATTGCCTGCATAGCGTAAGGACCAATAGCAATATTACTACGCCCAGTAGTAGTATTACCTCCTCTATGTGCATATGTACCTATTGCAATAGTATTACCTGCACTTGCATTTTTATATTGCATGGCTCCCATGCCTATACCGATGTCACCACTTGTAGTTCCTACATTACTATACATTGAATATGAACCAATTGCTATAGCTTCATTATGTACAGCATTTAATCCAGCATATAATCCGACAAAAGTATTTTCATAACCAGAAACAACAGATTTACCTGCCTGATAACCAACTGCAACATTATTACTTTGTGTGGTCAAGGATTTTAAAGCCTCATAACCAACTGCAACATTATTATCTCCAGTTGTTAAACTTTCAAAAACATTTACGCCTAATCCAACATTTTTATTTGCATTATTAATTGTACCAGTGCTACTATCTCCAATCATTATAGAGTCTGTACCAAAGGTCTTGAATGTTGGACCTCCAGCTGGTGCATCTTCCCAAGCAATACCACTACCTGTTGATGTTAATAATTGACCGTCTGTTCCTTGTGCACCACTTACTTTAAAATTACCAGTATCAACTATTCCTGTAGTAGTAAAGTTTGCTGCATCTGGTATGACTCTTGCAAGTTCTGCTGTTGTAAGTGTGTTTTGTGCTATTTCTGAAGCTGCAATACTATTTCTAGCAATCTTTGCGCTATTGATTGCGTTGTCTGCTATATCGCCTGTTGTAATTGTTCCATCTACTATCTTTGCGGTAGTAACAGAACTATCTGCTAACTGGTCTGTTGTAATTTGAGCGTCATCAATATGCTTAGTAAGAATACTATTTTGTGCTATTTTTGTTGATGTTACTGCGTTTGTTGCTATAGCTGCAGTATTAACTGCGTTAGCTCCTACATCTGTTGTAGTTGTAACTTGACTTATAACAACTTCTATGTTGTTTGTTCCAGCTGGAGGTGCTGCATCTAATACAAGTGTAGACCCACTTACTGAGTATGTTGATTTAGGTTGGTATACACCACCTATAAATACATTTGTATTTTGTTCGTCTCCTGGACTAATTGTTAATGCACAGTTGTAAGGTGACCCTGCACTAATTAGAGTATCTCCACTAAAGGTTTTTACTACTTGAGTTTTACCTGTAACTACACCACCAACTACATAAACTATAAGTTTTGTACTTGCTGAAGGTGCTGTACCAAATACTATATCTGAGCCACTTAGTGTGAAAGAATCTTGATTTTGATATACACCATCTATAAATGCTATTACATCTCCTTCGCCCGTTGGAGTTTGTCCTAGTGTAAAACTTGTTGTAGACCCGTTTGGACTAAATGAGTTATGTCCAAATGCTCCACCAGTTGTAATACTTTCTAGTACCATAAATTCTATTGTTGAGCCATTTGGAGGTGCTGCACTAAATGTTACTGTGGTGCCACTTGTACTATAACTTCCTTTCTGCTGATATACACCATCAATAAAAATCCATGTTAAATTTTCATTGGTTATCGTTATAGAAGTATTGAAAGCTACAGTTGAACCATTTCCACTCGCAGAATGCTGAGATATGGTCTGATTAAGACCGACCCCTCCGCCTCCTCCAGAACCACTAATAGTGACGTTCGAGGCAGATGTAACTCTACCGTCTGCATCAACAACTATCTGAGGAGATGCAGTTGCAGAACCATAAGTACCTGCTGAAACTCCACTTGATGCTAGTTCACTTGAGCCTACTGCTCCAGTTGCTATCTTTGCTGCTGTGATTGCATTATCAGAAACTGAGCCTCCTCCTGTGCCGTTTGAAGCTGCAGTAATACGACCGTCCGCATCTACTGTTAAATCTGTGTTTGTATAAGACCCTGCACTTACTGATGTTGCAGCTAGTTCACTTGCTCCTACTGCACCTGTTGCTATGTGTGTAGCGGTTACAGCATTTGCTGATAGTCCTGTTGCAGTTGAGGTAAAAGTAATTGTATCAGTGCCTGCTGCAGTTGTTATAGACATTCCTGAGCCAGCAGCAAGAGTAAGAGTATCAGTATCTGAGTCTGCTACAACATCACTTTGTCCTGAAACTGATATTGTTTTGAAAACATCTTCAGTACTGCCACTACCACTAGATACAGTACCAAAAGATAAAGTACCTGAGCCGTCTGTTTTTAATACTTGTCCACTACTACCATCAGTCACTGCTAGTTGGTCGATTGTAATTTGGTTATCGTCTATATGTCTAGTAAGAATACTATTTGATGCAATCTTAGTTCCGTCTATTGCATTGTCTGCTACATTGCCTGTTGCAATCGTATTTGCTGCTATCTTTGCTGAAGTTACTTGGGCGTTTGCTATATGTGCTGTATCTATTGAGCCATCTACATACTGGTCAGAATCAACTGAGTTTGCTGCCATTTTTGCAACTGTTACATTTGAATCTGCTATTTTTGCAGTTGTTACTTGACTAGCTCCAATATGACTAGTATCAATACTACCGTCAACGAGCTCGCTAGAGTCTACTGAGTTTGCTCCCATCTGTGTAACTGTTATACTCCCATCTGGTATTTGTACTGCTGTTACTGAGTTTTGTGCTATTTCTGATGAGCCTACTGCATTTGCCGCTATCTGAGTAGATGTTACTGCGTTTGCTGCTATTGCATCACTTGTTACGTATGCTGCAGAACCCATTAATCCATGAGCAGAACATTGGTAAAAAAGTATTTGGGGAGTTGTAGCGGAAACTACAATTTGAGTATAAGCACCTGAAGAACCTGGAGTTCCATTTGTAGTAACTCCTGTAGTATATGCTGTTGTCTTTGCTGCTTCTAAATAGAATCTAAAAGGGTGTCCTGAGTTTGTGGAGTCTGCTTGGTCAAACTTATAAGTATTACCAGGAATCAATAATAAGTAAGGAGATTCTAAACCTCCTATACTATAACCACTTGAACTTCCGTTTCCATGTTGAGGGTGAGCAGTAGTCTTTGTAATTACTTTTACTTCATAAGTTTGAGTTTCATGAGTAAATACACCTTGTGGCCCATACGCAAGTATACCGTCAGCTGAGTCGCTACCGTCTACGTGTTTACGAACGAAAACTTTTCCGTCTTTTGTGTTAATTGCAATTTCACCCAGCTCTAAATTACTAGTCGTAGGTTGATTGCCCGAGGTATTTGACCTCTTAAGTTGAATGGTCTGTGCCATATATATGACTCCTTATCTTGTCCTATTTAGGAATTAAAATGTACCGCCGTCTAATGTGTTGGTGTACTCTAAATCTGTTCCTGATGAGTTTAATCTTAATAATTGATGTGCGCCACCTGAGGAAGCTGCTAATCTTTTATAACCAGCATCGCCTGCTTTACCTATCAGAAGGTCTCCCAAAGCCGTAGTTGTTATGCCTTTAATTCTTATTGAATCAGAATTGTCTTCTATTGTTATATCATCAAGAGTTACATTTAATGTATTTCCTGATTTAGACATACCAGTTCCAGCAGTTATTTGACCTGCACCTGAGAACTGTGTGAATGTTAATGAAGTAGTATTTAAACTAATAGTATCATTTGTAGTAAGTACGAAACCTTGGTCACCGTTAACTGTACCTTCTTCAACAAATACAAACATACCTGAAGTAACATCTGCACTTGCATTTGCGTCTATTGACCTAGAAGCTGCACCACTTGATGCTACTACATAGATACCATTTTCAGAAGCTGTTGACTGATTCTTTAAAAGAACTCTATCGCCAGTTGCTAAAGTAACGCCGTCTATTGCATCATTATTTTCTAGTGCACTATTGATTACGACGTTAGCTGTAGAAGCTACTCTTACTGAATCTTTAATATCTAGAGACTGTTTAACAGCGTCTACATATTCTTTTGAAACTAATGAATCTGTTGTAAATCCAGCTCTATCTTTGTAACCGCTTGGTACTTTAACTGTTCCTGTTCCATTTGGAGAAAGTATTAAATCTCCATTTGAATTAGTTGTTGAAACAGTATTTGCGTTAACATTTACATTGTCAACATCGAGGTCACCAGTGATGTCCATAGCCGCTGTAAGCGCTAATGTAGTACCATCAAAAGTAAAGTTAGCATCATCTTCAATTTCTCCTGAAGTACCAGCTATAACAACTCTGTTGTTTGTTAAGTCAGAAACTTTTAAAGTAGAAGCGGTTGTTGAACCAACACCTAAACTTCCACTAATATCGGCATTACCATTTATATCGATAGTAGTCGCTGTAATATCAACTTCTGTGTCTGCTGCGATTGCTAATGTGCCATCACTTGGTGACGAAACGCTTAGTGCTGAATCTCTAAATCTAAGAGCCATTGAGCTGTTAAGCATAAGAGCTGTATCAGCAACGTGTGTTAATGTTACATCATTATCTGCACCAAATCCTAAGACTGCTGAATCGCTGTCTAGTTTTAAATCATTGCTGATGTTGACTGAAGTAGAAGCATTAATGTCTACTATAGGAGATGTTATTTCTACTTCTCCATCTGCATCAATATCTAATTGACCGTCTGCACTTGATTTAACACCTATTGCACTATCTCTGAATTGTAGTGCCATTGCTGAGTTTAGTCTTAAACCTGTATCAGCAACGTGTGTTAATGTTACATCACCGTCTGCTCCGACTGCTATAACTTGACCATCAGTATTGAATTCTACTGTAGGTGCTGTTATTTCTAATTGAGTATCTGCAACTATGTCTAGTTGTCCATCTGCTGTTGAGCCTATAGATAATGCACTATCTCTAAATTGTAGTACATTAGTAGAGTTAAGTAATAAACCTGTGTCGGCAACATGAGTTAGGTTTACTTCACTGTCTGCTCCAAAGTTAAGAACTGCAGCATCAGATAGTAGTGATACGTCGTCAGCAAAAGTAGTATCTTGACCGATTACTACCTTTTCACTTGAATTTGTTGTAACTAATTTTATGTAAGAATTTGAGCCTTCTGTAAAGTCTACTGAAGCTGCTTCATTATCTTTTATTGAAAATGCATTTGTCTGTGCACTTACGTCTACTGTTCCACTGTGATTTACAGTTAAACCAGCATTTGTAGTTATAGTAAGAGCCCCTGTTGAGGTCATAGTATTACCATTAAGTTGTAAGTTGTCAACTAATAAGTTATCTAATTTGCTATTACTGTCTACAATAAGTGCAGAACTTGCTGTTAATGTTCCAGGAGCATGGTCAGCTAGGTCGGCAAAGTATTTACCACCTATTACCAATACTGAACTATCAGCAGGATTACCTACATATAGTCTAGAACCGCCATTACTATTAGTACCCGCTCCACCAGTATACGCTAATTCACCTGCGTTTAGACTGCCGGGAGCACTGGTACCAGTACTTCTTTTAATTTTAATTGTTGTTGCCATATTTTTTCTCTAAATGGAGTTAGAAACTCCCCGCATCTACTGTGTCCATGTTGTCTGTCGCTTGTGCTAATGGTACAAACTGGAATACATTGTTAGATGTTTCTCTATAAACCTTTAATTGGTTGTCGTTTAAGTCATAGAAGAAGTCGCCTTCTGCTAAATTTGTTGTACTTGGATTTGGTACGTCATTACTTCTAAAGTACTGGTCTGCTAATTGTTCTAGTGCGTCTTGTACATTAGTTCCTGTGATTGTGTTATGGGGCGTAAATCCTAATCCAGACGCTATGAAAGAAGCGGTTGGATTAACTGCACTAACACTTACTTGAGTTATGTCTTCTACTACTGTAATTGTTGTTGCCATTTAAAATGTGCTCCCGTCTAATGTGTCCATGTCACCCTCTGCTTGAAGTACAGGTTGCCAACTTCCACTTCTATAAACTTTTAATTGATTTGTATTTGTATTGTAAAATAAGTCTCCGCTATCTAAAAACGGTTGGTTTTCTGTTGTAGGGTCTGTTGGCCCTCTACCAAATTGTGAATCTAATAATTCAATGGCTGTTTGAACATTAGATTCTGTCATAGTATTATGAACATCACATGATACACCTGCTGCTATTGCTGAAACGTAATATTGTTCTACTGCTAGTGTTGTATCTATATTCTCTGTATTTACAGTTATTTGACTATTTTCTACTACCTCTGTAACTTTATTTTTAGTAACGCGAGCAACTACAGTTGTTGTAGATGTTCTTCCTAAACTCATCTTGTTACTTCAGGAGATACTGTTACTAAACCTTCTATGAGTCTTTGTACTGTTGAGCCTGTAAATACTTCTATATCATAAAAGTATTGTCCCACTGCCATATTTGTTGTTGTTGCAAATGGTAGACTAATTGTACATATTCCGGCTGCTGCATTCGTAATCGCTGTTGTGAAACTAGCTGTTACTGTAGATGAATCTTTTGTAGAACGCACTTGTCCACGCACACTAAAACCTGTTAGGTTTTTTGCACTTCCGCTTTCTTGAACAGTTAGCTGTAACGAAAAATCACTGCCCTGGTCGACTTTTATATCATATTTTCCTGCACTCATAGTTTGTTTTTTAAACCTCCGATGCTCTAATTATAACAAAAAAATTAACCTACTGTCAAGAATTATTTTCTAGAGGGGTATGGTAGATTTGTTAAGAAGGGTATTTGTCCTTTACTGCTTTTCTAGCTAAATAGAATGTTCCTGTTTTTGCGTCTGCTCCAAACTTACCACTATCTATATCGTGGTAAAGTAAGTCTAATTGCTCTCTTAGTAGTGTATAATACTTACTTCTTTTACTGTTTTTATCTGCACCTGCTTTTGTTAAATTTATATTCATTCTCCGTACCTCTTAGATATTAGTGTAGTACCGCTGTGTGTTTTATAATGTAGTTTATAAAATTTTACATTATAAGTACCTGGTTCTTGTGTTGTGAGTGTTAAAGTTGTATCTGACATAGTACCTTGTGAAGCTCCATCTAAAAATACTTCCGTTCCTGCAGGTAATCCAGTTACATTTATCACTTGGTCTACCGTAGGTGTTGTTGTTGAAAATGCAAAATTAAATGCAGTTTTTTCAGTAACACCAGTTGCATCGCTATTTATGTAATAGTTATTTATATCTATATCATCTAAAGTGAGTTGTACATAACTATATCCTAAATCACTCTGGGCTGTTTTTATAGCATCATTGACATCTCCTGTCGTAGTCCATACTATTTCTTTATTACTATTGTAAAATATATTAAATGTTGTCATAAACTTTCTCCGTTTGTAAAATTTGGTTCCGTAAAAATTAAGTAACTATAAAAATAAGCTGCGCTATCTAATATAGTAGTAGCTTTTCCTTTTACCCTGTTGTCTTCTTCATAGGCTCTTTCAGCTACATTCTTTAAAACTATTGTTGAAGTTGAAGAAGATACTACTACTAAACCTGAAGAGCCGTCGGCACCATCAAACTGTTCTTCGTCTCCACTGTCTTCATCTTCTTCAACATAAGCATCAACACCTGTATAATAAGAAAAAGGATTCCAAACTTTAGTGGCTACTCCACTTGATATTTCATTCCCTGTACACCATCTTACTGCAAATGCTGGTATATACCCTAAGTTATGTGTTATTGTAACTGTATGTTGATTATAAGAAGTACCGCTATATGTATAAGCTAATTGTGCTCCTGTAGTTCTATGTTGAATATCTGGCACTAGTATTCCTTGTCCAAATGAGTGTACATTCAATGCTCCTGCAGCTCTTGAATCAAACCCTAAAGGATTTGTTGTTGTAAAAACATCTTCTCCATTTTTAGATATAAATAATCCAAACTCAGAACTTCTTTTTCCTATTACTACTCTATTTGCCATTAGAATATCGCCAAGTTAGAAAATTTAGGTACTAAAAATAAAGTAGAATTAATTGTAGCTGTGCCATTATTTGTTACACTTAAAGTTTCTTGCCCGCTCGTAGTACTAGTATTAAAAGTAACATTTGTTGCGGTTCCTGAACTTCCTGATACATTACCTAAAGGTACCGAACCAAATCCTACAAAGCCAAATCCAAAATTAAATGATATACTAGAAATGTCTATAGTAACTGTTGCTCCTGAAGTAACATTATTAGAAACTGATGCATTATTACTTGCATTTACTGGAGGTAGTGCAAACATTGAAAATACTTTAGAAACAGAAGTTGCTTGTCCATTGTCTGTATTTAGTATTAATTCATCTGCTGTACATGACAGTACATTTTTTCCTGGTCTTGATACATACGCTCCAAATCCAGGACTAGCTCCACTATGTCCATGATTACTATTTGTATTTTTTCCTACTAATATTCTATTTGCCATAATTATCCAAAATAAGTATTATTCATATATCCGTATGCACAAGGTATTCTTAAAACATAAAAAGTTGCATTTTTACATTCATATACTTCTTCATCAGCGTTTCCTGAATAAAATCTTCCACCAGTTGGTGTGCTCTGACCAAAGTTTGCAGCATCATTTCCACCCGTGCCTGTACTGTTATTATTGGGAATACTCGCATTTGCTTGTACTGGAATGCAGTGTGTTTGGCTACTCTCAAATAAACTACTATTACTTATTCTATTGAACTCTTCTCCATCACTTTCAGCATCACTGTCTAACTCTCCCATATTTCTTTCTGAAAAAAGAATAAGAGGCACATATCCTAAACTTGCTTTTGTTGTTCCTGAGCCATTAATCCAATTTATTCCTGTGCTTGCTAATATTCCTACTCTATAAGTTTCTGGACTAATTCCTACTGTAGTTTCTAGAGAGTTTGATGCAGGGTATGAAATTACTAAATCATTTGTTGTTGAGTTTTTTTCTATTTTTAGTCTTTGATTACCTGCACTTATTGTTCTTATACTAGCGGTTATATTTGATATGCTTGCAGCATTAATGTCAGTTACTATATTTGCTGCACTAGTAAATGTAACACCGAATGATGTTGTTGTAGTTGACAAAGTTACAGTAGTGCCATCAATAATAATTTTTTTACCTGTAAGATTTCCTGCATTAAAAAGCGCACCATAATATACTTGTGTAGTTCCAATAACTACAGGTTTAACGGATGAAGAACTTCTTACAAAGTTTACAGCTATAGCTCCAGCATATATCTGTGCTGTTCTAGATTTTCTACTATCAAAGAGTAGTTGATTATCGGCACAGGTTAATACATTTTGTCCAACTTTAGAAACGTAAAGTCCTTGACCTCCTGTTGCTCTGTTTCCTAGTAATACTCTATTTGCCATTATGAACTATCCGCTATAACTATACGCGGTCCTCCATTTGCTGATGTTGAATCTATATCTATTGAATTATTTGCAACAGAACTTGTGTTATTTGCTCTAAATGTTGTAGTTCCACTTGTTAAAGATATTCTACCTGCAGTAATTGCTGTATTCGCTGAGAATAGAGTTGCTACTATAGCTGCGTTTGTATTTTGGTTAGCAGTTGCTCCTGCGGCTGCTCCACTTGTTACAGTTGCAGCAGCTACTCCATTAACATTCCCAGTATGATTGCCTGCTAGTATTGAAGCTACGCTTGTGGTTGCTCCGTCTGCTAGTCCACTAACATGACTCGAAGATATGTTTAAACCAGAAGCTGTAATAGTTACTGCACCTGTGCCCCCATTTACAGACTGTACAGGAGCTGCTGAGGCTGCCCCTGCTGCATCTACAAAAGATAAATCATTACTCAAACTTCCTATTGTTATAGCACCTGTGCCTGATAGTTTTAGTCTATTTGCTAGTATTGTTCCTGTTTGAATAACGCTACCATTGATTGAAGTAACATTTGCATTTACATCTCCTGCTTGTATAGGAGTTTTTGTATTAGTACCGTCTGAGATAGTATTAGCATTACTAAATGTTACAAGTCCGCTAAATCCGATTGCTTGTGTTACACTTCCAAAACTTAATGTTTGACTTCCTCCAAAACTAGACTCTACTACAGTTACATCTATATACCAGTATTTATTTGAGTTTCCACTTGCATAAGTAGGAGTTGAATGTGACCAACCACTTAATATATTATCAAAGTTTCCATCACTAAAATCAAAAGTATTTGTATTACTTGCTGTAGGAGCTGTGGGTGCAGAAGATGCTGATGCTGTATGATTTAATCTTGTTACAGTTGTACGAGGACCTGCTGCTCCGTCATCTCCTTTCTGTGCTAATAATTTAATTGTTGCCCATTCTGAGTCTGCTATAACATCAGTTGCAGTGTTTGCAGCCGCAGTAGCTTGTGTTACCCATAAGTAGTTATTTGAATTAGTAACACCTGGATTAGTTATAGTCCAACCATTGGCACTAGTACCAAAACTTCCTATAGAACCAGTAGCAAATGTATATGTAACATTACCAGAAGGTAAATTAGAAGGAGCGTTTCCTGTATTATTGTTTTGATATAAAAACACTGTTGCAGAATTTAATCCATCTTGTCCACTTTCTGCAAGTATAACTGGACTTGACCATTCATTTGCTGCAATGGTATCTGTTGAACCAGTACCTGCAGCTGTTGCTGCACAAACATACAGTGGGTTTGTACCTGAAGGTATTGTTTTTGACCAACCATTTGCTAAGCTTCCTGTTGTTATTGTTCCTGAAGTTGTTCCTGTTAAAGAAACAGTTACAGCACCCGGATTACTACTTAGTGCAGTTGCGGACCTTTGATATGCATATACAATAGCATTTGACTGACCGTCGTCTCCTGCTGGGCCTTGTACTCCTGTTGTTGCAATGTATTGCTCAGATATGGAATATGCTGTAGACCCGTCTGTAGCAATTTTTAAAAGTATAAAATCTAAATTTGCATTAGGTATGAAACTTTGTTTCTTAGCTGCAGCACCTGAAAAAGGCCTTTGTACTATTTCGTCTAAGAACATAAGAGTATCACTTTCTACAAATCTTACTCTTGCGTATTGCTGTTGTTGAGTAAATGTTAAAGTAACACCACTTCCTATTGTTTGTTGATTTGATAAAGTTAAACTTGTTCCATCAATTGCTGCAACATGACAAGGTACAACAACTCCTGTACCTGTTATACTTTGACCAACTTTAATACTAGTATTTGAGCTTGAGAGAGTTACTGCTGTTGAATCTGTAATAGCTCCTGAGGTTGTTCTTGTAGTGTTTGAACCTCCTTCTATTTTTATTAAATCCCCTGCAGAAAAATCAGTAGCAAAACTAGTGCTTGAGCCTGTAACTTCATTTGAAAATTTTTCTATAGTGACAGTTCCAGATATAGAAGTTAAACCATTATTTGACGCCCCAACTTCTTTTAAATAATTTATTGCAGGACTTACAGTACTGTCTGTATGTACTTGAACTGCTTTTAGTCTATCTGTAGTTTCACTAGCATCAAACAGTAGGAAAGCTTCTGCAGAGGCTCCCATACCAACAAAAGATTGACTGTGTGTAGCTGCAGTGCTAGATGTATTTGTATAAAAAGAACCGTCGGGAGATGTTAAAACATAACTACTATTTCCAAAAGAAAAAGTTCCATTTGCTGCTATAGCCACAGTTGAGTTTACATCTCCACCTTTTTGTAAACGTTCCAGTCTAGATTTTGAAGGAGGCAATAATTCATCTTCTCCCACTTCCACACTTCTTTGTAAGAATGTAGAAACAGTACCAATACTAGATTTAGTTCTAATTCTTACTAAATACTCTCCTGCAGAAATACCAGTTACACTAAATGCTTGGTCATTACTGCCTACTAAAATAGTTTTGCTTGTTCCTAAAAAGTCATGTTCTAATTCAAAACCATTACAAAATTTAAATTTAGAACCGTCAGAATTTAAAGGGTAATCCCAAGATATTATAGCTTTATATCCTGTTATATTTCCATCTTCTGTAGAAAGCTCATCAGAACTATCTTCGGGAGATATATTAATAACTAAATTTTTAGGAGAAGGAACAACATCTTCAGGGTCTGGAACAGTTCTTGTAGGTCTAGGAGCTATAGCATGCCCTCTTTCTATTTCTGCGAATTTATTTTTATGATATGCTGAAGCAACAATATCTAGTTGCATTTTTTCTTCTTCTTTTATTGATACTATTCTAAATTCTTTTGCGCTTCCTGTTTTTTCTGTGCCGTCTGTGTTATATAGTTTTAATATCCACATAACTTCTGTGTCAGGAACTGCACTAAATGCACTTCCTACTGTAAGACTATTTACGTTTCCTGCAGAGGTTGTTACTTCTTGTTTTTCAACTCTTATATTTTCTGACCACATAACATTTATAGCATTATTACTGTCGTCTTTTGCGTTTGCTGCTGCTGTTGAACTTGTTATACTTAGTATTAAATCTCCCTCGTAATAAGTTGCTCCCCCATAAACTGCAGATTCTTGTTGTAAATATGCTCCTCCACTAGGATATATTAAATTTAGTTCGTGTTTAAAATTACTATCATATGTAGGTAAAGAAATGGTTCTATCTAAAGGTATAACGGTCGTTGACCTAGTTCCTGAATTTGATATACGCCCAGAATAAGATGACCTATCTTTGTCTGCATCTTGTACTAATATTATATCGCCTGGTTTTAATCCTACCGCATTTAATGAAGTGCTAAAACTTACTGTTTCTTTTTCATTTTGTTCACTTAATAATTTCCATTTTCCTAATCTATGTGCTTGACCTCTAGAAGTGCAACCAAAAGCAAGAGATTCAGCTCTTACTATTCTTCCTGTATCTGCAATACTTTCATAGTCTTCTACGTATTCTGTTGATTGTACATAATTATCTTGAGGGTCATTCCAAGTTACTTTTACTTGGTTTGTTCTTACTCTATCTCCAGTTCCTTCATAAGTAAAAGCTCCTCCAAGTACGTTTGCTTTTGAAAAAGAATATACAGGTTCTTTTGGTCTATCTACTGCAAGAGTTAGTGCGCCCTCGTTCCAAAGAGCAATACCTCTAAATATACTTGCAAATTGTTTAAGTACTTTTGTTGCTTCTCCTGCCTTAGGTAAATAAGCATTACAAGTAAATCTAGGCTCTACTCCGCCTTCTCCATCTGGTATTTCTTCATCACAATATTTTGCTATTCTAAATAGTTCGTAAATATCAATTTGTGATTTATCAATAAATTGGCCTATACCATATCTTTCATTTGTTAATAAATCATAAAATACCCAAACTGGATTATCACAAAAAACTTTTTTATGATTTACTGAAGAAGCATTAAAACTTGTAGTATCCCCTCTAAAATTACCGTCCCAGTTTTGATAACCACTTTCAGTATCTCCAGAGCTTATATTTCTAGTATATGCGGCAGCTCCTCCTGTTTCTTCACGAGTACGATAATTTGTTGGAACTTGAATTTTTAATCCTTTTAAAGTATATGTTCTTTTAGGTAGTTGACTGTTAAAGTCTTTTGCATTAAAAGCTACAGCTGCATATGAGGTGTGTGGATAAGATAATTTATCTTTTACAATAGACTCTACGGTTGATAAGGTGCAAGGATTTGTATGTTGAAAAGAACCATCTTTAAAATTTACATCATTTATTCTTCTTACTCTAATTCTCCAAGCATCAAAAGGTTGAAATTGTTCTATATTCATAACAAATTCTTCTGAGAATGCACTATATTGAGCCTCACGAGGTTTTACATATCCATTATTTGGTAAATCTGACATGCTTCTTGAGAAGAAATGAACATTTCTACCTCCTCCACCTGCCGGTCTAGTTTGTAAATTACTATTACTTGCACCAAAAGCTAACTCACTAGTAAAAGAACTGCCTCCATCTGTACTATATTCAAAAAACATTTGTAACTCAACAAAAGAAGAACCTTTTGCTCCTGAGGAAGATTTAATAGCATGACAAGAAGGAAACTGAAAAGTTAAATGAACTTCATCTACTTCTGCTGGGTTTGTTACACCTAGAAAAGAAGAAGTAAGTAAAGTATCTGCAGCTGTACCCTCTGCTTGTGAAGGTTCGTCTAATTCATTATTATAGCTAGAGTGTAGATTTCCACTCGTACCTACATTTGCTCTTAAATTATTTTGGAGCATTTCTATGTTAGGACTAGAAATTACGGAAGACTGTCCGAAATCTGAGTCTAGAATTAATGGAGTTTGGGTTTGTACTCCTGTTCTTATCCCAAATTGTAAGTTGTCAACATTATATAAACTTTTAAGTTTTGTGTCTCCAATATTAGCTCCTGAAATAACAATATCTGTTCCTGTAAGAGAAACACCTGGTGCAGTAGCTAAAACTGCATTATTTCCTGAAAGAGATGCTATATTAGTAACTAAATCAATATGAAGATTTGTATTACTTACAGTTGTTGCTATTGAGTCAGTTATTCTTATTTGAGTGGTGCTTACAAAACTGGCTGTAGTAACAAGAGTAGTACCATTTGGACCGGCTCCTTCTATTCTAATATAGCCTGTCATTCCTGAACTATTAAATCTACTTCTTAGCGACCGTATAGCTTCTGAGGTAAAGAAAGCACTAGAAGTAGTAACTGTTGTAGTTCCTGCTGTAGCACTTGCAACAGCAGTTGTAGAGTGAGCTTTTTCAAGTACTATTCCTCTACTACCCAGACTTAATCCTGAAAGATTATTGTGTGTTAGTGTTCTTATGTCTCCAAATACTGAAGACGATATAGTTGTATTATTTGCTGTAGTATTTGTAGTGGTTCTACGAATTTTTATTATATTATTTGCAATTTTATCTATAATAGGAACATCATTTAAGAATACAGAAGCAAGTCCATCACTTAATCCTTCTATTTCTCCTTCAGATAATATATCATAAGTTAAAGCTACTTGAGTTTTATCTGGACTACTTCTATCACTATTGCTTTTGTTTCCAAAAGGTGAACTAATATATTTTGCCATTAGGGTTGTCTGCCTCCTGTTCTAACTACTTTATCATTTACTGAATTGTTTGCTGTCGCTGTCGATACAGCTGCAGTTGTTCCATTTGTAGAATCTCCATAATGAGTATATCCTGAGCTAGAAGAATTTGCTGTAGTATTATACATGCCTTTTAGTTGCCCTGTTTTAAATCCTTGACTTATAGCTGTTCCTCCGATTTTTAGAGTACCATATAAAAGTGGAACAGGTTGTCCTTGTTCTATATTATTGTCTGCTCCATTAAACAAGAAAGCAGGGTCTGACTCCATACTTCCTGCATCGGGTGCTGACATTTCTGCTAATCCCATCATAGCGAGATTTACACCTATCATTGCTATTGCTAAACCTGTAGTTGAAAGACTAGCTCCTGCTGCAATAGCTGAAGCTGCACTCATGCCAGTAAATCCTGCAGTTGCTCCTGCCGCTGTTCCCCCAACAAGTAATGAAGTACCTCCAGCTCCTGTAGCTACTACTCCTCCTAATGCTGACCCAGTTCCTTGAATCATAAAACCACCTGCTCCTGGTATAAATAAAAAAGCTGCAATCAATAATGCTGCTGCTATAAGTTTTCCTAACCCTTTACCAGAACCTGCGGGTACTGGTGTTATAATTAATGTGTTTTTTAATATTCCTTTTAATGTTAATTCTTCAAATTCTTCTATAAAATCTTCGCCATTCTGTATACTAAACTGTATATTTTTTTGGTGACATTCAATAATATATTCCTTAAATCCTTCAACTTGACAATCAATAAGTTTAAGTGCGTCACGCACAGAGGTAGACCCAGAATTCCATTCTGTACCAAATTTTTTTCCTAACTCTCCCATTAATTTAATGTGGGTCATAAATATATTCTCCTCTATCAGGTAATGATACAATTAAGTATGGTATACCTAAAACTTTTGATGCATTTTTATCATGCTCGCTTGGACGACAATCTTGCTTATAGTGACTATGGACTACATATAATATTTTTGAAATAATTGAGTGACGAACGTATTCTTTTGGGTCAATATAAAAAGAATTTTCATCTTCACTTTTATTTTCTACAGAAATAAATTTTATTTTGTCATCTTTCTGTACTATGAGTCCACAACCTTCACGTGGTATCTCTTTTTCCATATGACTATATATTTCTGGTAATAATTTATTTAAACTTTCTTGCACCAGGGAAGCCTCCAAAAGGTAAAACATATTGAGTGTCTTTTATAGCTTTTCCAGTGCTACTAGCTGTTCCAGAGCTTATTGGATTAAAACCAAATCTAGCTTGACAAGAACCTAAACGTTTTCCACATACGTCTCCTCTACACCAATAAATGCCATGAGCAGGTGCTTCTCCTACAAGTGTTCTTTTTGTTTTCCATACAAAAGCAGTTCCTGAAGTAGCTTTTACATAGTTATTATGTCTATCATCTGTGTAAGAATAATAAGTTGTACTTGCATTATAATTTTCAAATACTCTTACTCTAGCCCAGTCTGATGCAGTATCTGAAGGTGCTTGAGTTGTACTTTTTATAGCTTGCCAATAATTATTTATTGTACTATTATCTGCTGAAGTATCAATTGTGCCGTTTGATTTGTATCTTCTTACACCACTTGATGTTCCAAGAGTAGTAGTAGTTTTATGATAACTATTTGCAGATTTTGTTCCTGAGCTGTATGTAGTAAAACTAGTTGAAGATGGAATTATATATTCATCATCTTGATTTACATATGAACTATAAGTAGTTCCATTTATATTATATTTACCTTCTTCATGCCAAGTACACCCACCTTTTCTAGCAGTAACTGTTTTTGTAGGGCTTGCTCCTTGAAATACCCAAGGACAAGCATTATGTCCTACAACGCGATAAGGTAGTGTTAATCCTTCTACATTAAAAGGACTTGTAAGTTCAAAAGATACTTCTAGGGCAGATTGCTGTTCTACTCTATCAATTATCCATGTTTGTCTTGCAAACTCTATAGGCGTGTTTCCACTTCCAGGGTCTGAAGCTCCTCCTTTTAAGTATTTCGCTAGTGTTCTTCTTCTGTTTAGTTTTTTACCTACTAGGCTTTGGAAGTCTGTAGTTCCTACTGCTACTTCAAAATCTGTAGTAACATTTGAAAAAGTAATCACAGGTCGTGGAGCTGTTCCTGCTCCTGTAACTTCAAATCCTTCTACTCCTAAAGGTATTGCTTTATAAGTATTTAATTGAGTGTGTGTGTCAAAATCATATAGTTGAATATCTTCTAAATCAGTATCTTTTGCAGGAGCTAAAAATGCAGTACTACTAGTACTTACTTCTATTTCATATAAATTTACAAGTCCTGAACTCTGCTCTAAATCTTGTACTTGTTTTACTGCTATCTTTTCTGCCATTATGCTTCATAACACCTTGTAAATGTTGCAGTTAAAGTATAAAAACTGTCATAAGCCCAAGTTTGATTCCACTCTGAGCATAGTACTTTAATAGTTTCATTTCCGTTTGAATCATCAATTATCATTTCAAATTTATTTACTCCACCTAAACTTTCAAAAAATGCAACTAAATCATCAATTTCTGCTTTCGGTCTTGTAGCAAAAGATACTCCCATAGTTTGTTGTAAATTGTTAATACCATCTGCTATTCTTTGACTATATCCATCGCCAAAAGTTGCCATGTGAACTTTTGGTGTTGAAGTTCTTGAAAATCCTTTATCAACAGGCACTGCTGCTGAAAATCCGCTTATATTTGAGCCACCACTTTGTCTTATTGCTGTTGCCATTATCTACTTAATACTCCCCCAGGTCTTTTCTCTCTTTGAATTGTTTCCATTACTGCTGCTTGTATTGCCATACCCAATGCTTTACCTTGTTGTCCATTTCCTGTTGAAGAAGTACCTCCACTTGCATCTACATTTATAACTACATTGTTGCCGCCACTGCCACCTTTCATGTCTACAGGAATACTTCTTCCATCTGGTAAAGGTACTACAGCTTCATTATGTTTTCCTTCTCCTACTAAGTACGTAGGCTCTGTTGCTATTCCACCACTTCTGTAACCTGTGATTCCACCTTTTGCCATTGGAATAACTCCACCATCTGCCATTGGAACTCCAAACATAGCTGACATAATTTTCATTGTAGCCATCTGAGCTAAAACTTTAGCCATTGACTGCAGTATAGATTGAGCCATAGATTTAAATGCATCTTTTACAGACATTGTCCCTTCTATTACTCCTTGAATACCTTTTAACATACCATCTTCAAAAGCTTTAACAGCCTCTACACCTATTTGTTTTGTTAGATTTAAATTATCCTCCATAACAGTTTTTTGTGCTTGTAATACTGCTAAATTATTTTGCATATTTGTTAACTTGGTCTGCATATCTTCTGTATTGCCTTCTTCATTTTCAATTAACTTTTGTTGTAAAGTTATTTCTGCTGTAAGTTTGGCTATCTCTGCTATTTTTGTATTAATTTTTAATAAATCTGTTCTATGTTTTGCAAGTTTTGTATTACCTATTATACTTGTTTTTATTCCTGATGCTTTTGCAGCGTTTAAAGCTTTTTCTGCTGTTAGTGCTTGTGTAGAGTCAATTACTCCTCTTTGAGCTGTTGCTAACCCACTAAATTTTTTAAATCCTGCTTCTGTAGATTCATCTCCTGTGTATCCAGGCGCATTTCGAATTGCAGCAAATGCATCTCTTTGTGATTCTAATACTTTTAAATTTGATATTGCAGGATTTGTAGTTCCTGTGAGTTTTCTTAAAGTATCGTCAGCACTTGAAGCATTCTGTTCAAGAAACTTAACTGCGTTACCTGCTAGTATTGTTGCAGATATGAACTCTTTTTCTTTATCTGTTAGGTCATCAAACTTTTCAGGCATTTTACCTACTAGAGTACTTAGCTCTGGAAATACTTCTGAGAGTGCCTGTACTGTTTTCATATATTCTGCTTCTTGTTCATCTACAAGTTTTAAAGCAGAAAAGTAATCAAGTTCAGCTTGTGTTGCTTTTCTTCTATCATCGATTTGTTTTTCTACTACCAGACCTGTAAAGTTTGCTGAGCTTTCTGTTCTTTGATTAGTAACAATCATTCTTCCAGCTAATGTTGCATCGTCAGCAAGAGATTCTGGTCTTGAAAGAGCAGCTCTTCCTGCTGCAATATCGTCCATAGTTTTTCCTAATTGAGCTCCTACAAGTTTATTTGCATTATTTTTTAATATATTATTAAAAGTTTGAGTAAGTCCTTTATCTGCAACTTGCTGGTCTTTGCCCATCATTTCTCTTAGTTCTTTATTGAAATCTTTTTGTCTTTGTAATAGACCTTTCATAGAATTATCAGCTTCTTTACTTTTTTCTCCAAATAAACCTATTTTTTCTGCTCCAGCTTTTAATCCTTCAAAAGCTAGTGCGGCTATGCTTAGAAAACTTAAAAATCCAAAAGCTTTACTTACTACTCTCGCTGTCATAGCACTTGCTCTTTGTATCCCTATCATAGCTGATTGCCAGGTAGATTTTATCATAAGAGATGTTTTCTTAAAGTTTAATATTATATTTGTTGTAGTAGCTTTAACTGTAGTCATAAGAGGAACTTTAGTTGCTCTACTCATATCATTCATAGCTCTTACCCAATCCGCTTTAATTTTAGCGTTCATATTTTTAAAGATACCAATACCTTTTGTAGCTTGAGCTTTCATATTTGCAAGTTGTGCTTTACTTAATGTACCTGCTTGACCTGCTTGTATCTTAGCTAATGCTGAGCCTGGTTTTACGTCCATTCCTGCTGATAAGTTTCTTAATCTAGCCACAGGATTTGCTTGTGCTTTATTCATATTCATTTGCTGCAATCTAGCATATGCTTTAATTTTTCTAGAGGATTTTTCTACTGCTACATCGTGGGCTTGTAAAGAAGCTACTGCATTGGCTTCCCATTCATCAAAAGCAGGTAATATTGATTTTATAATTGGAAGTGCAAATATTGCTAAAGCTCCCGCTGCTGCATATACGTTATTTGCAAAGAAAGAAGCAAGTCCTTCTGCGGGGCCTGCTAACATCATTTTTAATTGGTTGGTTAAATCATCAAAGGCTTTTGCTAATTTATTTATTTGGTTGGTTTGAGGGTCCATTATTGCATTGATTGCATTGAACTTTTGTTCTACTTGTTCTAAAACTTCATTTGTTACAGCTTGTGTTCTTTGAAAAGCATTCAAAGAATCTTTACTTATATCTAAAGCACTTGCATATTTTTTTGTTGCCGGGTCTAATCTTAGTATAATACCTAATTCATCTAGTAGTTCTGGTTCAGCTTTTGTTACACCTCTTACTAGTCTGTTGAAAGAATCCGTAACATCTCTTCCTAATGCAATAGATACTGTTTTTGCGGCTGCACCTATTTTTTCTAATTGTTCAGGACTTAATCCTGCAGCTATACCAATAGCAGCTGCTTGAGCGGCGTCGCCGTATTTAATCTGAGCGTCTGTAGCTCTAATAATTGATTCTGTTAAAGTTTTGTACGCTACACCAGTTACAGCAGCATAATTAGATTGTCCTTCTTTTAATAACCTATAATCTGCAGCTGACTTTAAAAATCCAAATACTGCAGTAAGCGCAAAAACGTTTGCAGCTAAAGTTGCGTATGCTGGAACAAGAGAACCTGATATACCTCTTGACATGTTTGCAAAGTTTTTTGTTTGGTTAGCAGTCATGTTTATGCCTTTTTTAGTAGCATAAGTTACTTCATCAGTTTTCTTTCCAACTTTATCTAAACTTTTACCTGCTTGTTTTGCATTTCCCGAAAATGCTTTAAGAGTACCATCATCACTTATCTTAAATACTAAATCTGCTAAATTAATCTTTTTTGCCATTTTATCTTTGTATGTTTGCTGAGTTTATACCTCCGCCCTTTGCTTTTTGTTCACTAGCTTTTTGTTTTTTGCTTATTTTATCATTAATTGAATTCATTTTTCGTGCTTCAATATGTTTGATAAATAAACAAACTTGTTGTCTTTCTTCTACTTCGTAAGTGTCTAGCAATACTTGTAACGCTGAATAATCTTTTCCCATATAAGAACCGCTCATGCCGTCCCATCTGTCAGGTAGCAAATCGTGTATAAAAAAAGCCACCTGAACTTCATAGGGGTAATTCCCTCTTTCAGGCGGCATTTCTTCGGGGTCAGGTTCAATACCTTTTTGGTCACATATTTCTAAATATGTATCAATAGGTAGTTGTCCTGGTTTGTACTGTTTATCAAGTAGTTCGAGTATTTGTTCTACTTGACTTTGGTAAAATTTTCCAAGTCGCCTGTTACTTCAGTAACCCAAGTATCAAAGTCAGCTCCATTTTTCATTAATGTTTCTGCATTTTCTACATTGAATTCTAATTCATCTTCGGGGTCAAGATTGCTAATATCTACTAATAGAAGCTCTTCTAAGTATTTGTATTTCAAACCCTTCCAACCTTTGATGACTGCTTTACAGTACTCGGTTAAAAATTTATCCTCATCTAGTGTTTCTTCGAAACCTCTAGTTTTTCTGTTTAATTTTTGAGAGACACATCTACTTCTAAGTTTGATGAGTTCTTCTCTTGCTAAATAGCATAAGTCTACTTGAAATCCTTCTAATGCAGGGAAGTCGACTCCTACTGTTTTACTTGGAGTCAATAGACTCGCTAATGATACTTTTTCGTTCTGTTCTGTCATAATACTTTTTCCTTTTAAAATGTGGGAGGGTTAAAACCCTCCCAAGTTTACCTAATAATTAAGTTACTGTAGGTCCAACTGCTACCATAGTGACTTCATCTACTGCATCTACTGATGTAGGTAATGCATGGAAAGTAGTTTCTAAAGTTACTAAATCATCTATTGAGTGTGTTGGTACTTCTAAATGACAAGTCGGTAAAGTTACTGTCAATCTAGGAGAATTACCTGTTCCGCCGATAACAAATACTAAGTTAAAGTCATTTGTTACTACGCTAGTGGATTCTATAATATCTTCGAATAAGTCTGCACTTGAAGCTCCAGAAGCTGGAGTATTTAAGTAACAGGTAAAAGCACCTGAAACTGCTCTAGTACCTGTAACATGTCCTAAAGGTTGATTAACCAGTCCTAATGTTTCAGGAGTTAGATATGTCATATTATTAGAGATAGTAAAACTACCACCTGTTAATGTTAAAGCATAAGCAGTAACGATATCGCCAGCTGCTGTTGCTGTTACAGTTAAGTCTGTAAGTCTGTTTCTTATGAAGTTATTAGTGTCTGCGGCTGCTGTACCTTCATATTTTGTTGCTGTTGGCATAGAACCTGTTTCACTTATAAGTGAACCAAATCCAGACCATTGTGCTGTTGCTATTCCGTCAATATCAAAATCAACTGTTACTTCGTTTACAACACAGTTACTAATTGAATAAATAGTTGGATTTGATTTTCCACTACCCATTTCAAATGTAAGAGTAAATGTATCTAAAGCTGCTTTATTTGAGTTTGTAAAAGCAATAGTACCTGCTGATGCACTAGTTGTAAAACCTGCACCTGTAGCACCTACTGCTCCCGAACCTGCTAATGCATTCCATAAAGCTTCTTCAACCATATGTTCATCACCTGCACTTCCGCCATGTTCTCCACCAGAACCTCCTCCGCCAGTAGCGAAAGGTCTAATGTAAGTTGAAAAGGACCATTCTGCTGGTGCATAAGAATCAGTAAACATTTGTCTAGCTCTTCTACTAACGCCGGAACTGTTGGTCATTTCATTGAGTGTTACCTCAGTTGTGTTTGTCGCCTGAGAAAAACTAAATCCATCTAAAACTGGTATATTATACACAGCACTCGCTGAGTCTGTTAGATGAACTTTAGTATCTCGACTAAAATAAAATGTATCTGCCATTTAATTTCTCCTTAGTAATGAAAAGAGCTTTAGCTAAACTTTAGTTTGCCGCGGCTGTTTTCTAGTATTGGACTGTGGTTATTATTTCTCCTATTCCTAGGGGTTCTAATACTCCTTCGTCCGTGTCAATACTGAGTATAGTTGTTTGTATAGTGCTTTGCACTGCTCCCAACTTATCAGTATACGTTATTGGGTTATTGGTTTCTAACACAGTTTCAACATCTTCCATTAGTTTTTCTAATGCTTCTACTGCATCGTCTTCTTGTACATAGCAACGAAAAGTTAAAGTTAAATATCTAAATTTTTCTCCTGCTCCTAAGTATTCTCTTGTTTCACTTCCAGCATTAATATGTATTGCCGGAAACTCTTCAATCTCGTCCCAAAATTTTAATCTGGGTGAAACATTAGATACAGAGCTTAAAAAGTTGCCTGTACCATCTATTTCTTCTAACTTGGTAACCATGGCGTTTACTATTGCACTTCTTCGTGTAGTATAATCTCTTGTCGCCATTATCTTCTCCTAGTTGTTATAAATTTTCTTCCTGTTAATTTTATTGCTATTTCTCTAATTGAGCTTCCAATAAGTTTTCTTGGGTCTCTGTTTCTACTGCCCATATTTCCTCCAGGCTCGAAAGTTTCATACGGGTCTCTCATATAAGTATAGTCTATTTGAGTTCCTCCTCTTGGCCCTATATTAACATTTGTTACTTCTGCACTTTGTCTAAATCTTCCTGTTCTATTTCTAAGTGCTGGAGGTTGCATTTGTAAAAGCATTACTTCTGGTAATGCTTGATTTATTAATTCTTTTAAAGCTACTGCGCTATGTCCTGTGTTGCCTTTACTAGTTCTTGAAGCTCCTCCAGAACCTCCTTTTATTTTTAGTGGGTGAGTAGAGCTAGTCTTTATAGTCTTTCTTGTAGATTTTGTTTTCTTGCCTACTCTTTTTGTTTTACTATTGTTAGTCTTTTTAACTCCCGATTGTCCTGTTGTTTTAAGTTTAGGATTTACTTTTAGAGTTTTATTCTTACCTTTTAAATTACTTTGTATTAAAGCTTTTTGAGCTACTAATGGTGTTATCTTTTCGGCCGATTCTAATAAACTATCTGAACCTTTTAAATGCAAAGCTGATTTTTCAAATCTCTTAGTTAAAATATTCATCATTCTACTATTTAATAACTTATTTTCATAGTTATTTACCCACTTTAATAATCCATCTTTATCTCTGCTTTGCATTAACTTATTATGTCTTGCATCGGCATATTCTAAATGAATTTCATGTTTTCTATTTATTTCATTTAAACTTGAATTTTTTAAATCTGTTATTTTTAACTTTCTTTCAACGGCTGAATTAACTGTTTCTATTATATAATTTGCTGCTTTGTGTCCTACAGTATTAGCTGCTGCTGCTACAATTGAATCTCTTCTTATTCTAGTATCAAAATCAGCGCCACTAATATAATTTCCTCCACCGTCTACTCCCATCATACTTTTAGCCAATCCAACTTCTGCTGTAGTTTGTAAAGCATCTCCTGAAGGCCTACCTGCTGATGTTGTTAAACCATGAGTAACATTTCTAGGGTTATTTTGTCTTGCGTCTGTATGGCTTACGTTTCTGAAAGCTGCACTACCAATTGTTGAAGGCATTGCTTTACCTACATCTACTAAAGCATCTGCAAATACTGAAGCAAACATTCTATTCACATAAGGAACATTTCCAGCTCCTTGAGGACTACTTTTTATAGCTCTATCAGAAAAACTTCCAGGTGCAAAAGTTATTTCCCACCCATTTCCTGCTGGAGTAATTGCCATTGAAAGTGGGTTAGGAGATACATAGTATTTTCTAAAATTTGCATCTGTATAATTACTTTTATATGCTTTTTGAACTGCGCTATCTATATCTGAAGAATTATCTTTTATCCACTCACTTTTTTGTTTCTGAGTTCTAGAAGTACCTACTCTTTTCATTATTATATTTAAGTAACCATTTCTTAAGTTTTTTTCTGCTTTACTTTGTTCTAAATGAACAATGTGATATAGATTATCGCTCATCCAATCAACATCTGCTGCTCTTACTAAGTTATTTATTTCATCTCTAAAAAAATCAGCGACTGCATTTATCATTAAATTATAACTCTATATAAATCAAGTATTCTTTTTATGTGGTCTGGAAAATCTGTGTTATTCCTTACTCCTGAAGTTCCTTGATTCTGCAATGTCGCTCCTGCTATCGTTCTTCTTTCTTTATGCTCATCTTTTAAATAATAGTTAACTAAATCAAATAAAGCTAACTTTAAATCTTTAGGGCATGCTGCATACCCTGCATTGTAAACAACTTTTACTGCCGCTACGCCTTTTGGAAAATTTCTCTTATTTCCATTAGTGTCTGTTCTTATAATAGCGTCTGACGCTTGGTCAAAATAGTATTCATATTTTGCTGTTGTTAATTCTGAGTAACTATCAGCATAAGTTGTTCTCTCATGAACACTATCTATAGTAGTAACTGGACTCTCACTTAATATAAGCATACTTGTGAAAGTATCATTTATATTAAAAAATTCAGTTTTATCTGTAGAGTAATAGTCTACAAACGAAGTACCACAATACTTCTTGGCAAGGTCACTAACTTGGGGTACAATGATATCAAGGCGTTGGTCTTCTTTCTGACCAGTAATGCCCTCTACGTTTTTAAATTCTTGTACTGTTATTAAATCTGCCATAGTTAAAAAGGGGGAATGTTAGGTACATTCCCGAAAACCATATTAAGCTATTATTAACTAGCTTTGTACTGTAGAGCCCACTTAGAAGTAGCGCCATCGATTAAATCAATGAAACCAAGTCTTTGTGAAGCAACTAGTACTGTTCTTTGTGAAGCTACTTCGTAGTCAGACTCGATGGTTACACCTCTGAGTCTTGGCATTACGTAGTTTCTAGCGTAAACTGCACATGCGTGGAATTTACTTGTTGCTGGAGTTGCGAACTCATCACATACGATTACTTTAGAACCGAATACTGAGCCAATTTCGCCACTGATTTTAGTAGCCATGTCACCAACTAAGTTAACATCTTGGAATTCAGCATCTTCTAGTAACTCATAGTATCCTCTTTGTGATACAATGTAAACAACATCAGATGGGTTTAAACCATATTTGCCCATATTCTTTCTAGCAGCTAATAATTGTAAAGCTGTTAGTGAATCAGAAGCAAAAGCTGTTGATGACTGAGTTAAGTCTGAATCATTTCTTGCTAAGTGAAGTAGACCTTCGAATGTAGCACCTGAAGTACCATATACGCCGTCTGCATCGTCACCAGCTAAAATTGCGTTTTCAATACCTCTAGCATGAGACCTAACCATAGATTCTCTAATTAGTGGTAAGATTGGCATGATTGCATCTTCTTCAGTTTCGTTACCTAAGTAAGATTGTGAAATAAGTTTTTTAGTTGAAAGTGTTCTTTCAGCCATCACTATACCAGCACCGTTTGCAGGGTCATAAGCATCGCCTCTTGGGTCTAAGTTACCATGAGGTGCAGAACCTGAAGCGATTTGGTTAGCTGTAAATTCAGCATAACCTGCATCTGGTAAGATAGGAAGAATTTGAGTTGCTGAAGTCATTTGGATTTCTCTAAATAACGGTGCAAGCACTAATTCATTCTGAATATCTCTTTCTACGTTTGTTGAAACAACTTGCTCAAAATCGGCTGATGATACATCAACACCTGACATTTGATTAACTTTCTGCATTACGTCTTTAGCGTAGTCAGAGTTCCAACCTTTACCTGTAGCTAAACCAGCAAATTTCGCATCAAGAATATCATTCTCGAACGCTTTTTTCCAGTCGCCATTTCCTTGTCTGTCTGAGAATATTCTTTTTGACTCTCTCATTTTCATGATTTCATCAGACTTCTCAACTAAGTTAGACTCAAGCTCTTTGACTACTCTTTCAAGGTCTTCGTGCTTTTCGTTAACTCTTGTCTCAACATCAGACATAAGCTTTTCAGCTCCAGTAATAACTGATGTTACTACTTGTTTTTGTTCTTCCTGCTTAGCTTCTTCTACAGCCTTCTGCTCAGCTTCTACAGCTGATTTCTCATCTGCATCGGCTTGTGCTTTAGCTTTTTGTTCTGCTTGTTGCATTGCAATTTTAGTTGCAGTATCTTCTGCTACTTTCTTTGCGAATGCTTCAAGGTCAAAGCTCTCAGGAGTTATATTTTTGTCATTTGACATAGATTTCTCCGTTTCTTGGGATAATTCCCCTTTTGGCTGCTCGACTTCAACAGCATCTGCTGAATTAATTGAGTTAGCCTGATTGCTAAAAGTTTGCTTAAACTTATTGTATTCTTCCATGTTGTCAAATGATTTGGCAACTGAAAAAGTAGCAGCTTGGTTACAGGGAACTGTAACTACTGATACTTCAAAAAGCTCTGCGTCCTTTATCCTATATCCGTCGGTTTCTGTCATATAGTCAGCGTCCTTAACTCTGAAACCAACAGAAAAAGCTCCAAGGACACCGTCTTTAATTAAATCTTTAATTTCACCAGCTGACTTTGAGATTCTAGCATTTAGCTCTAATCCTTTGTCGCCGACACCTATACCAGTAGCTCTACCGATAGGTCTGTCATAGTTGTGGTTAAATAGTATAACAGGGTTGTTTTTAAAATTGTCTAATCCGCCTTTAAGCCATGCATCGTGTTCAACGATATCTCCTGCACGGTCTTTACCATTAGTACTAGCAAAACCTTTGATGTCTAAACCGCCATCATCGTTCTCTCCTAATGTTTTAAAAGTAGATGTTAGATTAAATAGTTTTTCCATTATTTTGCTTTCTTATCAACCTTTTTAGGGGTTGCTTTAGCGGCTTTAGGCGCTACTTTTGTTTCGAACATTTCTGGGTGGTTTACTTTGCACATCTGCTGCATTCTACCCCAAGAACCAAACGGTCTTTTTGCAATCATGAATCGCATTGGAGTATCTGTAGCTGCTTTGTATTCTGTAGCACTCATCATATGTCCTTTTTTGCCGAAGTACTCAGCAAGTTGTTTTAGTACGACTTTTTTATTCGCCATTTATATTTTCCTCGTCTTCTGGTGGTCTACCACCCTCTTCAGGATTTGCTGCTGAGCCTGCTATATTTGCAGGTACTCTTGGTTCATCAAATCCTTCTATTGGTTCTTTACCTAAGGCTTCTCTTGCTTCGTTAGCACTGAATATTCCAGTATTAACTAATGTGGCATAGTAAGCTGCTTGGTCTCTTAATTCAGGTTGTAGAGCAGGTATATCTGTCACGTTCTCTGAAATTGAAAAACCAAAAAATCTTTCTAGTGCATATCCTAACTTTCTTGTTATTGGTAAGATAGTTTCAAGATAATAAAGTCTATGGTTGGGTCTAATGTTTGCATTGTTCCCGCCGTCTAAAAGAATGGGTGGTATTCCCATTGCTTCTAAAATAATCTTTTCGTTTGATTTGATTCCATCTTGGAAATCTAAATCTTTAAAACTTATTTCTGTTAAATTTTCTACTTCTAATCCGCCGTCTAAAAATAGTGGTCTTCTACCACCTGAGCTTGGGTTATATCGTTGTACCCATGCTTGTAACATTCTTTCTTTTATTTTCTCAGAAAGAGTATTTGGAGACTTCAGTACTAATCCTGGCACTGCTCCATTTTTAAAGAAGTTATCTTGAAAGTTTCTCATACTTCCAAGTAACTGCATTGTTCTAAATGCTGGTTTGAGTCTTGGGACTCCTCTATATATAGAATTAAAACTGTTTTCTTTTATGTGTATAATTTCATTTACACTATATTCAATACTGCTATCATATTCGTACTTTTCTATATAAGTATCTTTGTCAGTATATATTCTTACTTTATCTGCTGGTAAGTGATAGAGATGAGCTCCATCGTAGTAAATAAATATGTTTCCATCAATCAGTAAATCAATAATTAAGTTTCTTTTAAATGTATTGACATCTTGAAAAGGGTTTGGTTCGTGATTAAGTAGTAAATTTACTCTCGACCTACGAACATTCTTTACTACACTAGAAAATCCTTGTATGGCTTCACCAATGTTAAATGGAATCTCTGCAGTATCGTCAACAATCATGTTCACGGCTCGGTTTACTATTTCTAGTTGTTCATACGCATTTTTGTAGTTAGTAACTACCTCTCGAGAATCGACAGTCATGCCCTCGTTTCTGGAGATGACATACTGAGCCGGATTTATTTTTTCCTCTCTATTTATGCCTAAAAATCTATCATACCATGCCATATTTATCTCTTTGTTTCTCGACCCATCGTTGTTGTTTCTTTGCTGTAATCAATTTGGGTCTTTTTCCATAAATTGAGTGCAATCGTAAATGATGACTATGGCAAAGTGTTACACATTCGTCGTAAACTTCTACATAATTTTCATCAATGAACTGCTTTCTTATATCTAGTATTTCTTGCTCTTTATTAATAGTTATTTTGTTTCGTTTTAACCAAGTTTCTAGAAGTTCCGTCAGTCCGTGAAAATGATGAAAATCTAAGTTTTCGCTACTCCCGCAAATATAACAAGTGTCTTTCTTATTATATCGTGATTTGGCTTTATCTCTTACGTATTTAACTAAATCTCTTTTTAGTTCCATATTTCTACTCTTAATTAGAATTATACCAAAAAGTCACATATATTGTCAAGAACTGTTTTTGACAGGTGTAACTAAAAGGTAGTAATTGAGGTTTCAAATGTATACAGGGCATATCGTATAGCATCTGCCATATGCGATGACCCATCATGTTTTGGTTTCTCTCTCATTAAATTAGGGTTTGGGTCCCATTGATATTGGTCTAAACATGAGAGAGATTCTTTGCATTGCTGGTCAACAAGTAATGTATCATTGTCAACAATTCCACCAACAAATCCTATTCCATCTAGTACTGATTTTTTCGCATTAATAGTAGTAATGTCATAGTTTTGTGCAAAGTCAAATCTAGTTTGTTGAGCAGCAGAATCAATATAAATATAATCTATGTCCCATTTATGTATAAGTTTTTGAATCTGTGCTGCGTGTTGTTCAGTTGTTTTTTCAGCATCTAAATATTCGTCTACTAAGTAGTAGTTCTTTGAGTCCCAGTCATAAGCAATTACACAAAATGCTGTAGGGTCTTTATACCCGACATCAAGTCCTGCGAATACGTCCATCTTGCTAGTATCAAAGTCTTTTAAGTTCATGATACATTTTTCATGATTAAATGCCCATATTTGTCCTTCGTAGACATTAAAGTCTGCCATGTATTCTTGAGCAAACTCAGCTTCAGACATAGTTTTTCTTGCTTCTACAATATCTACTTCTGACACACGAGGGTTTTCATGGTAAGTAGCTTTTATAGCACACCACTCTGGAAACTCGTCACTAAATCCTCTATAGTAAAACTCTGCAAAATAGTTATTTCTACCCCTTGGAGTAGATATAAAGATTGCTTTAGAGTTTTCTTTATCTAGTGTAGGTCTCAGTGCTACATTGAAAGCATCTCTACCATCTGTTAATGCTGCTTCATCAAATATAATTAAATCATAACTTCTACCAACTACTGAGTCGACCTGATTGATTGAACCCATACTAATAGTAGAACCGTTTGATAGTTCTATAACTTTATCTTTTGCGTTATCTTTTGTAACTTCTAAATCAAAATGTTTTATTAAGTTTCTTTGTAAGTCAAATGATATTTGTGATAGTGAGTAGTTAGGTGACATAAGTAGTACATTAGCTCCTGGAACTAAACATACTAGTTGTCCTATGATGTTTGATATATAAGTTTTTCCCTGCCTCCGAGATACGGCTGCAGTAACGAAACGATATTTGGGACTGTTGATAGCATTGATGATTGCTTTTTGAGATGAGTTAGGTTCTATACCTAATAAGTCCATATAGCCCTCTATAGGTAGCTTTATGAATCTGCTGTCTTGCGGATAGTCCATCAGGTAATCTGGGACTATATCTGTTCTGCTTATCTCAATCAATGTAATGTTTCGTTGTTAAATAGTTCAAAAGGGTCATCTTCGTCAAAAAGTCCATGCTCATTGCAAAGATTCAGTAAGTATAAGTAGGCACCTGATACAGTTGCAAAGTCTCTTTCTGCGTCTGTCATAGGGTTACCTACTTTAGTTTTGTTATGAAGTTTCGAAAGGTATTTTGTAGTAGTCATAGCAGTTTCATCTAACCATGCTTTTCTAACATCAACTCTTTTCATTTTTAGTTTTCAGTTATGCAACCTACACCTAGTATTTCTGCGTGAGCAGCGAATACTTGGTCATCGGGCGATTTCTTTAAAACTATAACTTCTCCTCCGGCTAAGGATACAGTAGCCAATGTTGCGTCTGCTGAATTTGCTACAGTAATTAATCTGATAGTGCTACCAGAGTTAAATAGTCGTACATTTGGTGCTCCACTAAAAGTAGAGGCTCCAGATACATTAGTTCCGCAAGCTGCTTGACTTCCTAATAATTTTAAGCTCATTTATTTCTCCATTTAGGCTATATCGCCTCTTTTTCTAAGTGCTTTTGTAATAACACTTTATTGTGAACAGTTTTAGGTAAGTGAAGTAATTTTTGTAATTTCCTACTCCACTCTAACCTTTTCTGATATTTGTCTCTAATACTTGAGACAAGAAGTATCAATAAATCTAAGTCTTTGACTAGTTCATTGTGATTAGGCATGGTATTATCCTATATTATCGGTAGTGATTTTTACTTTCTGTTTTGCAGATATAAGTTTATCTTTTATATCTACTTTACCATCCCAGTTTTTATCAGTACCTTTAATAATATTCCATACTTTAATTAAAAAGTTCTTCATTACCATTTTACCTTATTAGCCCAATATGCTGCCGACATCTTACCTTTCTTAATATTTCTACGATGTCTAGCTTTGAAAGAAGCTCTCTTCTTTCTCATTCTTGATGACTCACCGGCTTTTCTTTTACCAGCAGTCTTGGCTCCTTGTTGTCCAAAGCGAATAGTTTTAGTTTTCTTTCCAACTTTCGCCACAACTATGTGTGATTTTGTACGGTGCTTGGGAGTTCTCTTAGGTTTATTGTACCCGCTAACTCCTGCTCTTTTTAGCTTTCCGTTTTTCTTTTTTCTCTTTATTGCCATTTTCTTCAAACATTTTACTTAATGTGCCCCACAGCTCTCTGTGAGTGACCATAATTTTATCGATAAGATTCTCCTTCTATTTTCTTCTTCTTACCTTTCTTTTTGCAAAAGTACGAACATTAGTTGGTTTACCACCGACTCCTTGTTTGACTTTTCTTTTTCTTCGTACGGCTGACCGTATTTGAGACTTACTCATGCGTGCAGCTTTAGCAGCTGGTACACATTTAGGATATCCTTTGCGACCTTTCTTTGCTTTGGAGCGTCCACAAGGAGGGTACTTACCCTTCTTCTTTTTAGCTCCTATGTTTACCCATTTCTGACCAAACCATTTCTTTAGTCCAGTTTTAGCCACGTCTATATCTACCCCCTGCTTTCTTGTATTGTCTTACAAGAGATGCATTGGCATACGCAGAAGGATAAACTGCAAATTTTCTTTTAACTTTTGCTTTTATCCTTGCGTATAACTTTTTGTTAGTAGGTATGTTACGTTTTTTAGCACTAGACTTTCGTTTAGCTTTTCTTTTTCTTGCCACTACGTTTACTCCCTCTTTTCTTGCCTCTCTTAGGTTTCCTAGAGCAATGCATTATCTTTTCTTTCTTTTAGCTATAGCTTTCTGCAAAGCTTTAGGCAGCTTCTTTTGTGCTGCTGTTAGTCCTTTTTTCATGGACTTTTTCTTTTTACCCTTTCCTCTTTTCTTCGGTCTTCCAACCTTAGAACCGTAAGTTCCTTTACCTTTTGGCATAGTTTACTCCTCTAATGCTTTTTCAGCCTCTGACTTTGAGTCAAATTTATGTGTCATTCCGTCTTTTTTAAAACACCAATGTTGTCTTTTTTTAAAGATTGGTGAAGAAGTTTCTTTCTCAGATGTTTGGTCTACTCCTTTAGTAGAAGTGCTTTTACTGATATCTTTCTTTGTGTAATCCATTTTCATAATTTTTCCTTACATTGACAATAATTGCCAAATAATGCCGCCTGCTGCAGCTAATCCTGTACTAGTAGCTCCTATTAGTATAGTTTCTAATCTAGTGATACTTCGGTCTTGTCTATCAAACCGAATTCCGCTGTCAGCGTCAATTTTCTCTATTCGAGTAAATATGGTTTTCCATCGTTCTGCGCACACAGCCTCGTGTTGAGCTAGTTCTGCAGCCACATCGTTAACGTCCATTATTTTCTCCCTTAAACACCCGAAATTATTTTTTCGTATGAAGAAATTATATCAAAAGTGAAGAAGAAAGTCAAGACTTATTTTTCGATGGTATATATTTTAACTGGCTCGGACTTTCCTTTTACCGTAACTTCATCTAAAAATTTATAATCAAATCCGTCTACTAAACTGTGTTCAGATATGATTAAATCTACATCATAGTTTTTGCAACTAGATTCTAACCTAGCAGCGAGATTAACAGCATCACCCAACACGCTGTAATCAAAACGACTACTACTGCCGAAGTTTCCAACCACGCAGGGACCTGTATTAATTCCCGCTCCTGTATTAATCGTGTCCAAGCCTTCTTCTCTGAATCTTTCATTTAGTTCTCCTAGTGCTATTCTCATTTCTATAGCTGCTTCTGTAGCTTTTCGTTCTTGTTCTTCTATATCTAAAGGAGCGTTCCAAAAAGCCATAATGCAATCTCCCATATACTTATCGATAGTACCACCGTGTTTTAGTATAATTTCTGTTTGGTTGTCTAAAAATCGATTTATTA